TAGGCTTATTTGCTATGCAATAATGTCAGTGTGAAATTTCTTTTTTATTTTGTATTGACATTTGATAGCTGGTCTTTTAAAATTAATTATAGAAAGGGCATTAAAAATGCCCTTTCCTTACTGCTACTTTTTTTGCAATTACTATTCTTCTATCAAGGATAAAGCTTCTAACCCACTAAATGAACCTTCCCATTCTTCCTTGATTAGTTCTCCTGCTTTAGTGCTGTTACCTAATTTCTTTAGTTTACAGTTCTTAAGCCTGATTTTTTCGGCCCCATACTTACCAGCATGCTGCACTGTGATAATTTCAAATGGCTTAAATCCTGTTCTAATTAAGTCTGATGTTGTTTTGAAAATAGTGCATTTAAAAGAACCCTTTTTAATGCTATCTTTTTCATATTCCCATTCAGAACCAATTACAGAAAAACCTTTCTTATCGTTTTCAACAGACCATTCAAATTCTTCTGCATACTTTTCATCATGGCCATTTATGATAAGCTTACAGTCATTACCACCTAAAACTCTATCATCCTGGACATACTCATCTCCTAACCAGTCTAGCGAATAATTATCCATAGTTTACCTCCTATCTTAATGTTCCTGTACCATACATTCTCTTAACCTTGTCAAGTCTAATAGCATCCCAAACAAAGAAGAATTCATCACTCTTTGCCTTTTCCTGCCTTTCCTGATCAATAGCTATAGAAAACTCTTTTAAGGCCCCACTTGCTATTAGGTACTCAAAACCTTTCTTGAATGCAGTTATGATAATATCATAACCTATCTCGTCAGAATTAACCTTGCCTATTAACGGCTTACCTGATGTTACTAACATATCGTTTATTGCCGATACAGTTCTAATAGTCCTATTAAAACCATATACAGTTTCATTCTCGTTATCATCTTCATAGATCTTATACGTATTGACATCATCAACGATAACAACATCATCACCATCAATATCCAAAGTTATAACTCCTGATTTGTGTGCCTCTTCCAACTCTGCGTTAGTAAACATAGTCCCAACACTATTGAATATAGTTACTCTATTGCAACTAGATTCTTTTAGCTTGTTTGATATTTCAAGCCCACAAAGGTATACAGCAGTTTCAAGTGGTGTATATTTAACATTATCTATAACACCGGAAGATGCCGTAATTGAATACAGTTTATTATTTACCTTTTTAGCTCTATCACAAGTCGCATATATATCTTCGCCTGTTCTCGCACCTGAGAAATACATTATTGTTCTACCATTTAAATAGTTTTCTTTTATCCATTCAAAAACTGTAACATCTAATGATTCATCTTCTCTAGCATCTAATACAAAACCATCTATTCTTTCACGTTCAAAGGCCTTTAGCGAAGCTATATATTCCTTATTTGTGATTCCTGAGCAACCATCATTACCACCTGCTAATTTTTTATTGCTAACCTCTGCTAATATGTCAGTTGACTCTGCTAGTTTTTCAGCTACAATATATTTATTGTCATATGTGGTATTAATGACCTTTACCATCTCATCGACAGTACCCTTAATACCATATATTCTACAAAGTAGCTTAGTCCCTTCATAGATATACATTTCTACAGTTTTTTCAGGTGCTACAGACTTTTTAACAGTAACATTTAAATCCTTAGATGTTGGATATTTTGATGTTAGTTTTATTATGTCTGTTGCGGCCCCATTTGTATTTTTTAGGTTGATTGAGGATTTAGCAGCACTACTATCAGCAACTCTATACATCTTGATATACTTCAAGTTAGTATTTACTAGTAGCTTACCTAGTCTATATGCTGTAAATTTGCTAGCCTCATCATCTCCAAACTTTTCTTTTAGGTCTAATATACTGTTTTTTACAGTAACTACCTCGCCTACAGGACCCCAGTTAGATCTAACTGGTATACCTATAGTACCAACTAGCCCCTCACCATATGAGCTGGCAACTTTTAAAAATCTGCTATACACACCAGGCAAAATCCTATCACTAGGTGTATTCCATACTCCTACTTTAGCCATTTACTACCTCCTATTTACTTAAAAATTTATTTACTAGGTCATCTAATTCCTGTTTAGATAACTTTTCATCTTTCACACCATGCAAAGCCCCTACAACAACATATCTATCATATCCTAAAGCCTTTGCATTATCTATCAAGTCCTGCTTAAAGAATTTATCAACTGTGTTGTTTTCTCCTGTAGCTTCCTCAATAGTTTCTAGCACTTCTTCTTTTTTCTTAGCCATTAACTACCTCTTTTCAATCTTAAGTCCCTTATCATCATAGATTTTATCAATTACTATTGGCTTGGTGTTAGATTTTATATAATATCTAAATGTTGCCGTTATCTGCCCCAATGTAAACATATCAGACTCTCTATCTTCGCTAAGTCTAGCAAGTTCCAATTTCCATCTGTTTGTAGTTCCATCTTTCAAGGTCTTATTAAATACTATTAATTTATCAAGGATTAGTTTGTCCTCGATACGTTCAATAATATTAATCATCCTATCGACATTAGTATCAACAACATGTATTTTCATTGTTTTATCTACTTGATTAAGGTTGTTGACAATAGTTTTTCTTTCAACTTTATTTGTCCTAACTAAAATAGCCGGAATAGTTAAGTCTTGATTCCAGCCATTTTTATATACGCTTATATTAATTCCACTATTATTTTTTAATATCTCCTCAAGATACATACATACAAGTGATACCTCATTATCTGCTGTAACGTTATCGGCTTTATCTAAGGCTATAACGCTAAAAGATAATGGCCTAGCAATAATATCCCAGTCAGGATCATTTACATCACTACTAGTTACACCTTTATATATACAAGTGAAATGTTTTTTTGTTTCATCATCAAATAAAGGTTTAAAGTTGATAGCTTCAATTATTTTCTTTTGCATGCTATCAAGTTCCTTAAATGATGTTCTATCATTATATATCCAAATGTTTATTTTACGTTCCGAACCTATTGCCCCTTGTACGGATTCGCTATCATTAACCTGTTGTATCACAGCATAAGGCTTTTCAGTATTCCTATTAGGTACGCTAGGCTCAAATACATCTACAAACTCTGGAATATATTCCTTTATTGCATTTCTAATCGCACTTCTCATTATAGATTACTCCAATATTCTGCAAGCTTTCGCCCTATTTCCGGAGCCTCTGCCTGTACAGTACTTTTTATACCATTGTATGGGCTAGTGCCTGGGTGATTAACCATTTTAACCGGATGGACTGCCCCCGGCCAATATAAAGCCTGTCTTGAATTAGGAGTTATAACATGAGGGCTAGATCCTTCTTCTAGTATTGCCCCATAATCTACTCCATGAGCCACATTAATATTGTAGTGCATTCCTCCACCGGTAACAGTTGAGTGAATCATTTGCCTAGCGTTGCCAGTTTGGTCTGACCAACTAGCATTAGCCCTAGAATCATTTTGTAACTGTATACCGGCCGCATTAACTATTTGGCCAAATCCATGTTCTTTTCTTTTTAGTCTTTCAGCTAAATTTGCCAAAATACTCATGATTAATCAACCCTTTCAAGTCCACATTCATAACCTGCTACCTTATCCTCAATGAAAAAGGCATTTACAAAATCTATTTCAAACTTACCTTCATTACATATAATCGTTGTTCTAAGATTAGAGTCACTTTTTATGTCAGCAGTTTCATCGGCTATTAATTCATAGTTTTTATTCTCAAAACTAGTAGCCTTTACATCTGATGTAATTTTAAGTTCGTTTGTTTTGACTGGCACTACAACCCCTGTAATAGTTCTTTCACTATTACTATTTACATATGCACCGTCTTTTAAAACCTTACCTTTTTCAATAACTTTAATTTTTTGAGGATTTAAGGCAATAGCCTTGTGAACAGCCCTATTTACTATCCTGTATCTAACCTGTGTCATTGCCCATCATACCTTGTCATCATATTTTTATACCTGCCCGAACGTTTAGAATTACTTTGTCTAAGTTCTTCCTCATATTCTTGCTTGTACATCTCTGCTAGTTTCAACCAGTAGTCCTTACCACTAGACTTTAACTCTATAGGTCCAACCTTTACCATATCATCAGTATTGGCCTTTAATAAACAAGCTTTCCAGCAGGTTTTAGGAATAGAGCCACCATTATTTTTAAATAACATCTCAAGTTCTTTTTCATCAAAGAATGGATAGTCTTTTTCTCTAAGGTTTAACTCTAATAAGGTACGCATATCATCAGTAAATACTATGTCTGACATACTTTACCACTCCTTTTTTCTTAGGCCCTTTCCACAGCCCCTACTCTTAGCAAATATTCAGCCTCATCTAGCCCTAGTTCTACTGTTTCACCTACCAAAATATAATCATCACCTGATTTTATATTTGTCAAGGCTACTAGCTTAACTAGTTCTGTTTCTGTTTCGCTTTCACTTGCTAGAACATCTTCCTTTTCATTGTCAACGCTATCAATTTCATCATTAACATTGTTTAGATTTTCATCGACAACATCAGTCTTTTTAGCTCTTGGCATTATTAACCTACCTTTCTAATTAAATAGGGTATACCTATATAGGATATACCCTACACATTATAATTACTTTCCTTAACCTGCTACAGTAGCAAAGAAGCACTCATCTATTCTATCAAATGATGGCATACCTATCATAGATACCTTAGTATCAACTCCGACAGGGTCTTCTTTAACCATTGTTGTAATAGCTATGGCTGTATGTACAATAGATGTATCTAGCTTACCTGATCCATACTTTGTATCATATTCTTCCGGAGTAGTACCATAAACAGTATTACCTAGAGTCCCATTAGGTATTAACGTTACGATATTATCCTTGTAATACTTCTGTTCTGCTCCCTTTTCATCAAGGTATACACCTGATAACAAAGCTACATCAATATCGCACTTAGCCTTTAACAGCTTCTTGTAGTCACTATCTGTAGTAATAATCTCACCAAATGCCCTAGCCTTTAATTCATTGTTTATAGCAACATTAGATGTTACATACCCCCATGTCTTTTCAGTTAGCAACATTCTTGTTGGCTTAGAGAAGCCCTTATCTGTGAACTTCTTCTGCCATCTTCTTATATCGCCTACTATATCCGCTGTAGCAGTTTCTGACCATCTAGCAGTTAGGGATAAAGTTTCCTTGTTGTCTGCAGTTATACCATAGTCAACGATAACATCTCCATCATCAGATACAAGGTTTATCTGCCCTGTCTGAATTACCTGGGCTCTCATCCTCTTCATCTGAACAAGACCACCTTCAACTAAGGCTGTATAGTTGCCAAACACCTCGGACATTAGTATATTTACTATTTCTTCGTTGTTAGTTCCTAGTGCCTGTATAATCTGCCTTCTGTCATTTTCCTTTAGGCCTATAGCTTCCTTGAAGAAAGGCATTTCTTTCTTTTCAATAGCTATATCAGCCTTTAACGCTCTTAGCTTAGCCTGTACATCAAATGTTGACTGTCTTAATGCTACTGGCCTCTTTTTAGTTCCCTTAGCCTGTTCTAGTTCTATACCTAGAATTTTCTTTACAGGGAACAACGCTTCATCAATTGTTGGAACTGGTGGCAGTCCATTAATATATAAAGCGATGTTTTTTGAATTTAAAAAATCTTTTAATTCTGCCATTAATTATTACCTCCTGTTTTACAAAAACTGTATTTTTCCCTTAAGTGCTGTTATTACACCGTCTGGGACCGCTTTACCGATGTACTCGGCTACTCTTTCCTTATCAACAAAACCATCAATCATTACGGATGCGACTACTGTTTCTCCACTCTGAATATTTTTAAAATCTAGATCGTTGAAAAGCAATCCGAAAGGTGCAGCCTCATCAACCTTACCTTTGTCATTGATTGGTGTTCCTGCTGGTAACACATTTTCCTTAAGAGCCGTTGCTACATCAGCCTTTTTAACTTTGATATTAGTCATTGTATCTCTGTCTCCAGCGAACTTCCTAATATCTCTCTGAGCATTAACAATATTTCTCTTTGTCTGCTTCATTAACTATACCTCCTATTTTTATATTACTTAAAAAAGTTGTCTAGCCCATCGCTAGATTCTTTTTCAGCCTTTTTTTCTGCAAGAAGAGCGTCCACAAATTTATTACCTGTAGCACTATTCCCATCCTTGCTACTTCCAGGATTATTTAGCGTATCTATACGCTGTCCATTAATACTACCTGTCCCTCCTGGGTTACCTTCATCATTGAACAAATATGCATCGGTTTCCTTTAGCCCCTTTAGCTGTTCATCAAGCCCTACTAGAGTATCATTTACTAGTTTTATTTTATCCTTGTCAATCATACCCATTATAGCCTTGCTATTCTTGGCCCCTGATTTCTCTATTGCTGCATTAAGTTCATAGTTGTACTTAATTTCCTCTTTTTCTCTCTCATATGCTTCCTTTGCTGTCTTGTTCTCCTGCTCTAGCGTTGTTATTTTTTCCTGTAAAGTTTCATGATCCTTTAGGTCTTTCTTTAAGTCTGCTAAATCATCCTCATGCTTTTTGTTTACCTTTTTTAGATTCTTGTTGTCTTCCGCAACTTCATCATAAAGTTTTTTATCTACATATGCAGGCTCTTTCTTATTCTGCACTAATAAGGTATTATTAGTATCCTTATTTATCTTTTCGTATGCCTTTTTGCCATCTTCTTCCCCTAATATAGATATTAGGTACTGTAATAAATCCATATTTCCCTCCTACTTATTTGCATTAAAAATAGACCTTTTAATGACTTGTCTAGGTCAATTATATTAATTAATAGTGTATAGCCCTTTTAGACCATGCACCCACATATAGGGCCTCTTTTAAATAAAAAGTCAGCTATCTATATGCTAAATTTATTATCTATAGGAAACCCTAACATAAGGATTGCTTTCCACACAATCAATTACCTGTTAAGGTGCTAGGGTATAGATATTTTAGTTTTGCGACGGAAACAAATTTCCTTCGCACATTTTTTTACCACAATTCGTGGTAGATAGTGAAACGAAAAAAGCTAGTATTTTCAATGCTTATGCAATTTACGTTTCTTTCGTCCCGGTAGAAAATGGAACGCAAATAACGAAATTACCGCAACAACTAGTTATACAACGATTTTTAGCCTTTTTTCGTCATATGGAATTTTATACGTCGAATTTTGGCTAAAATCCGTTATATAGATTCTTTTTTTACTATTTCCAGGTTGTTGTCTACCAACACTGTGTAAAGTGCATCCGCTAACCTTTTTATCGTATGTTCTTCCTTTAATTCGTTTATACTGTACATATGTTCTATGCCATGTAAAACCTCGTGTATTAGCGTACATTTAGATTGCTCATTAGAGTTATCAGCATTTAAGCGTATAACCCTATCATCATGGCTTATTTCACCATAGCAGTCATTAGTTGAAATCAGCAACTTACCCTTATCCTTTGCACATATTTCTATATCATATTTTCGCCAACCTATTTTTATTTCTTTTAACATTTAATACTCCTTACAAAAAATTTATAACACTAAAAAAGCACCCCAACTACTGTTAAAGTGCTTACATATTGTAAATAACTATATCTTGCCATATATTTTTTATAGGCTCGCCGTTTATATAGTGATTATTAACTAAATCTTCTGCATTAGTGTAATAATCTTCTATTTCTCCATCATCCCTAGATATAAGTAAATCCCCTTGTGGTGCTCCTATATAGTATCTAACTCCATACAAATCAAATTCTATATCAAGCCCCATTTCAATGGATTTAATTAATTCTTGTAGGCTTACAAAATCATCATTTGCCATATTATCATCACTCCTTAATTAAATCTTTATTGGCTATTTTCTCAGCTTTTGTTAGTTCCCTCCCAACACTTTGCCTAACATACTTTTCTTTGTTTTTTTGTGTTGGTTTCCAGCTATGTGCATGAGGAACAATCGGATGTTTCTTTGGATTACCATGATTTGTAAAATCTATATCTAATTTTACTTTTCCATTTTTACCAAAAAAACGTCTAGTAACAATTTTATTATCTATAATTTTTTCAACTACACTATTTGGGGTGTTATGTATTGGAATTTTCTTTTCCTTAGTTTTATGTGTGTTTTCAAGGCATTTTTTTTGCCAAGATACATCTCGATAGACCCCTTGTAATTCTTTGTATGTGTTAAGTTTATTATACTTTAAATTTTGAAAACTCTCAAGGTTGTTAGGGACATTTTCTTTGCCTAATATATTAATATATCTTTCGTATTGTTCTTTATCTCGCATTATTTTAGAGATTTCATCAGGGTGTTTTTGGGATAAGTTAGTATAAAAATCATTTTTTACACTTCCACTTTTAACCTGTGTGTTATCTTTGTGTCCATACTTTTCTTGAAATACTATTTCATCAGCTTTCCACTTCTGATAGCTATTTTCCAACTCTTCATCTTCTCCACCATCTACCCAGTTATTAACTCTATTTATTATATCATCTAAACTAGGCTGCTCTTGTGTAGCATAGCATAAACAATTAGGATGTGATATTGGGTACTCCTCTATAGGAAACACCCCTCTACCTAGGTTATAGCCGTCTTGGTTGGCATATACATCGCATATATCTTCCCCCCAACGCTTAACCTGTCTTTCATAATGGCTACTTGATAAGTTCCACCTCATACCCTTACAAAATACATTTTCTTTAGCATTGTTTCTATCAGTTTCATTAGCTATATGCGTTAAAGATGTTCTTGCTAGCCTTTGGGCCTGATATGATATATTTCTATCCATACCACTAACTATAGTACTTGCTTTTGTCATTTGTGTAGGGTTTACATAGTTATCTAGCTTCTTTGCCAACTCCCTAGAATTGGCCCCTTTTGCTATGTTACTAGAAATTAGTGTCTTTATATCATCGCAGTTCTTTTTTGACTTTTCCCATATCCTATCACTTAAAGACTTCCCATCATCGTATAAGCCTCCTGCCAAGAAATTATTTACATACTTATAATTAAGATCTCGTAAATATCCGTTGGCTATAGTAGATATATGAGGGGGATATATTAGTTCATTAAACAAAATTTGTACTCCTGTAGTTACTTCTACAGTAGCGTATATTCCCGACTCAATAGCTTGTGTAAGCCTTTCATTTAATGTAGTAACCATATCATCTAAGTCAGCATATATATTTTCATAATAAGCCGTCTGTAGGTTTCTACGTTCATTTTCTTTTATCTTACTAGCTATACTCTTAGTTGCCTCTTTATAAGCCTTTAAAACTTCTATTTCGGTTATAAACCTAATACGTGATAGTTTCTTCCTAGATGCCTTTACAAGCTTTAAATATTCATCAGCCATATAAAAACACCTCTATTACTCTTCTAGGTTGGTATTTTGTTCTTTTGACAACTGCCTTGATATTGGGTCCATTGTTGACTCATTAATCATCTGATTATCTTCTATAATCTCTCTAAACAACTCCTCATAATCTTCATCACTTCCATAGTCTTTTATATAAGACCTATGAGATCTAACATCGGCTGCAACTTCTTCCATAGCCAACCTCTTCGCATCCTCTTCATCGTCAGGAATAGGGTAGTTCTTTTTCAAAATCATAGAAAACTCAAGGTTTAAAAAGTTTTTATCAAAATCATCATAACAATTAAGCTGGTCGCATGATTGAATAATTAGATTTATTAGCTTAAATATTCCACTTTCCCAATCTTGCCACTTCTCCTCACACCTGGCGATTAAGTCATTGTATATAAATTTCAATGCCTTTGCAGATGGTATTTCTTTTAATGCGTCTTTCCTTGGAATAGCTAACTTATCACCCATTGAATTTCTAAGGCTATCTAAAAACTCTTTTACAGGTTCTGCATTTGTAAAGTTACTTTCAACTATCTTAACTTGTGCCTGCCTTCCGTCATCTTTGGATTGTAACTCTGTGCCAATGGCAATTATTGAACCAGGGGCAACTGTAATGTTATTAACATCTTCTGGGTCACCATCAATAATGGTAGTAGCACCAAACATATTAAACCTTAATGCATCTGCAAAGTCGGATAATCTCCTGTTATACTGGTCTTGTAGGCTCTTTAACTGCTGTATATCACTGACTCCATTAGGGTTAAATAAATCTCTTTCATTAAAGAATAATACCGCTGGTATTCTATCGTATATGGTCCTCTGTGGCATTTGTTCGCCCCCTATAGGGTTTTGAGTATCGTTGCTATAGAAATGTTCCTTTAATAGCATACAACACTTGTCAGAGCCATCTATGTTACTTTCTAGGTAATAAGTATATCTAGCAAATATATGTTCTTTCTGTTCTTGATCATACCCTATATATGTTACTAGTTTTAGGGTATCTAAATCCCCTTGGCTATCAAGTGTATAATTAAAATCGCATACATCATGCGAATGTATTTTCACTGGTCCGCCCTCGTTGGCCTCTAACCTTACTAGTATTTTCCTCGTTATGCTGGCTAGTTTAAAATTCTTTAACATATTGGGCCAAAACGAATTACTATCTAATATACCGTCAATAAACAGCCTAAACTGTTCTAGTTTTTCCTTTTCTCCCTTACTATTACCTCCAATATTATTATCATTTAGTTTGAATAATAAATCAGGGGCTTTACCTAGGAAGAATCTAGCCTGTTTCTTTATCAGTTCCTGCGTTATATTATCTATAACTTGACTAGGTATATAATCTAGATTATCTTCAATGAACCAACTTTGACCTAGCATTCTTTTATTAGTCTTATCTGTATAGGCTTTTACTTGTTCACTAGTAAAGGCCCCATGATAAAACATATAATCCTCTTTTATGCTAGCTAGTTCCTGTTTTTCCTCCGAGGTAAGTCCTAGGAGATTTAACTTAATTTCATCTTTATTTATTTCTTTTTTGATGTTTTTCACATCTGCCAATTAAAACACCCCCTCGGCCTTAGAATATTTCATAGCCATTTTAGACTTAGTTTGTTTCTGGTTAATACTTAGTCCTCGGCCTATCTTCTGTAATTCGGCACTATACGTCACTAACTTACCATTAAATATTATGGTATGTACAAAATATCTTATAGCATCCATACAATGGTCATATTCTTTGGTAGGCTTGTCTTCACCTCTAGACATAGCCTTTTCATCCCATATATAAGTTGAAAACTCTTTAAAGGTATTTATACATGTATTACTAAATGCTATTAACTTATTAGATAGTGCTGTAGCAACATTTCTAATGCCATCCTCAACATTATTTTTAGCTTTCCTTACTTTATATTTGCCTTTTTCTCTTATCAACTGGATAAAAGAAGCAGCCGACGGGTCAACTATTATTCTTTCAGGGATTACACCATCTAACCACCGCACTAAATCTTTATAATATATGTTGTCAGACTTCTGTTTTTCTTTTTCGCGTCCACTATAATAGTACTCCTTGATACAATGGTACATATTCTCTACTTTCCCCCATAATAAATAGACCATAGCATTTTGAGTACCATAGTCCACACTTACATAGTATTTATCGTATCGGGTTAAAAGCTTGTTTAGGATGTGAGTACTTTTGCTAAACATATCATATATAACACCCTCGGCCTGTACCCATAGACCTTTAACATATCTTAATTTAAAGACACCTTGATATAAAGCTTCATACCTTTTCTTCACCTTTTCACTAAGAGATAGATTGTCATCCATAGTAAAGTGTAGCCTGTATATCATCTTTTCCTTAGCCTTGTCTATAAAGTCAGTCTTTAGCCAATGGAAAGCCCCTCCAGGGTTACAGTTTAACCATATCTTAGACCCCTCAATAGAACATCTAGCAATCATCTGCTCTATAAAGTTTCTAGGGAATAGTGCAGCCTCGTCAGCTAATGCCCCTGCGGCCGTTAACCCCTGTAGTTTATCCTGTGACGCTTCATTATTAGCATCATACATATAATATATATTAGTATCTATAACTAGATAATTTTCAGACCTATTATATTCATACTTCCAACCCCAAGCATTTAATATTTCTTTCATAGGCTCTATTACATTCTTCTTTAGTGAACCTATTGTCTTACCGGCTATTATAAAGTTCTCACCCTCAAACATAGTTTGACTATACTGTAAGAACCCACATATCATCGCTATTGTTTTGCCGGATCTAACTGCCCCATCTGCTATTATCATGTCGCATATAGAAGCACTAGCCACCGGCCTCCACCAGTTCATTAATTGATTTTGTTTTTTTGAAAACGGCTTAAATATAAACTTTTTATTTTCTCTTTTTTTCTTAATCTTCGCCATCCTCATCATCCTCATTATCGTAAACTACATCATAATTAAATGTATTTTCATTTATTCCCTGGCTATTTTCAACTTCCTTACCATATTCATCAGGGTTAAAATCATCAAATAAGCTATTATCAAAATTATTGCTAGTAGCTTGTAGGAAACTTTTGATATTTTCATCCTGCCCTACATTATCCTCTATGCCTAGTACCTTTATCCTTTCAAGTTCTAGTTTTTCTTTAGCAATATCCAATAACTCTCTTTCATGCTTTATCTTCGCCATCTCACTTATAACCTTGGCCCGTTGCTTTTGTATTCTAGTTAATTCACTCTCATACTTATTAATCAACTCAAATGCGTATACGGTCCTCGTGTTTATTTCCTTAGCCTCTTCCTTAAAGTCCAGTGTATCAATTGTGCCTTTATGGAACGTTTCTGTGGCCCTTCTATCTGCACCCACAACAATTAAATCCTTATCGCTATTTCTAAGGGTATTTATAAGCCTCATATACTTAAACTCTCTAACTGTTAAGATGTCCTTTTCTCTCTCTAGTTCCATTAACTCATCATATCGGTTAGCGTCACTAATTAAATCTATTTCCTCTTCTGTCATGGTTGAGTACATGATACGCTCGTATGCACCATGTTTTACAGCTAATTTATTATTGTCCAATGCAGGTACTCTCTTAGTCTTTGTTTTCTTGGGTGATGCCTTGTTCTTTGTTGCAACAGCTTTTTTGTTTGTTGCAACATCATTTTTGTTGCCTAATTTTTCATCTTTCCATTTTTCCCTCGAAATCCAAGAGCGTAACGTGCCATGTGAAATGTTAAGCTTTTCGGATATTTCCCTTGGTTTTACACCTTGGATAAATAATTTTTTAGCTTTTATTTTTTCATTTGTCACACCACCACCTCTTTTTATTTACATCGTTTTTTATATTTTTCAGCACAAAAAAAGGAAGAACGCATTTAAATTCTCCCTTTAGTTGCTATATTCATTTCTTCTTATAACCTTATTGATACCTTTTCTCGCCCCATCTATATCGCCTTTTAATACTTGCCCTTTAATGGTCTTTAACGTGTTTCTGTTTATACAACCCCTGTTTCTTTTTAGTAAGTATAATAAAGCCTTTTGCTCTGCATTCAATTCCATAATTACCTCACATAAGCTATAAAAGATATTTTTCTAGGCTTCTGATTATACTTTTTAGCAAGTTCAACCGCTTTTTTGTTTGCATAATCTATAAAAGGCTGTATTTCTTTCTTTGCTTCTTCTCTGCTAATAAGGTTATTTCTATATTCTGCTCTTGCTCTTTCTGCTCTATTTTTTAATTCATTGTTCATTGTTATTTCCCCCTTGTTCTTGTGTTTCTCACATTCTAAACGATAAGTTTATAAATGTCGAGTTATTCGGGGAAAGTTTCTGAAAAAATTTCAGGGTCTTCGTATGTTTCAAGTTCAGGGAAATTTAATTTAATTTCTTTAGGGTTGCCTTTGTAGAAAACTAATACATTTTGGTGTATCCTTACAACTTTCCTATTACCCATACTTTTTCTCGCTCTAATAGCAGCACTACCTGCAGAATTTAACAGTATAAGGTCATTATAGAAGTAGCATCCTTCTTCTGCTAACGCTCGTTTTGTTATGCCTGTTAAATCTCTGTAAAACCCTTGTTTATCCCTTACATCTGAAATAACAACAACTGCAAATCTATTATTTTTTAATGTTCTTGCTGTTTTCCTTAGTATATCCCTGTATACCTCGTCAAACTCTTCAAAACTCATATTGGATATATCATTCTCATTATCTGAATAGACTTCTAAATCAAAGTATGGCGGACATGTAAACATTAAATCCATACTATTCTCTTTAACATGATTTAGTATGTTTTGACTGTTATCACATAGCCAATTAATATTGCTAAGTCCTATTTCATTAGCGTTATTATAATTAGCGTCTATTTGTTCTTGTCTTAGGTCTATACCTGTGTAATTAAAACCCAATGAACTAGCTACAATACCTCTTACACTGCCCCCTGCGAACGGATCTATTATATTACTACCTTTACCAGGAGCAAACCATGTATATCCTAACTCGCATAATACAGGGTCAAATATACTGGTACCCCCTAGCGACTCACTTTGTAGGGATTTAGAAAAGGTTAAATCTTCATCTCTACCAACCTCGCTTTTTATTCCTAACTCTTTCCATATATTTCTTCTATCTATCCATCTTTTAGTTTTGGTGTCTATGTATGAAAATGGAGGGAATAAAAACGTATCAAATAAATTTGAGTCTAAGGGATTATTTTTTATCTTTTCCGCCATGGTTAAAGGCTGTACCCCCCCTATTTCAACATTTTCAAACATTTCTTCAAAATCAAACAAGCTCATATCTATGTTATCGCCTATCTCTGCCAACTCTCTTGATAGGGCTTCAAAATCCCATCCAGCAAACTCGCTTGTTTTATTATCAACTAACCTGTATGCCTTTATTTGTTCCTCTGATAAATCAGTTAAATAAATACAAGGTACTTCATCTAGCCCTAATACCTTTGAGGCCTCGTATCTAGTATGTCCTGCAATAATAACATTGTTTTCATCTAGTAATATAGGATTAGTAAATCCAAACTCACTAATAGACTCTACAACCTTATCTATTGCGTTTTCATTGTTTCTTGGATTGTTTTCATATGGTATTATTTCATCCATACTAACAATCTTAATTTGTCTATTCATAAATACCTCCTTATATTCCCTTAATTGCACTATTAGTAGTTGTGTTAAGAGTAAAATTAAAAACAGCCCTCAATAATTAAATTAAAGGCTGTTTACAAATTTATTCTGTTTGGGGAATAATGTAACGTGTGTGAAGAGGGTATTGACAATAATATATCTGAATTAATCAAAAGGAGACTTTATGAACACTGAGAAAACCTACAAAATACCCTCTTCACTCTATCAACACACTATCATAATAACACAGTTTTTTTTCCCTGGTTTGCCAACTTTTATTTTTTAAAACTTTTTATATATAATTTAGTCCTTTTGCGACACTATGTATAAATATAGCTTTATACCTAGCAAATGTTCTTACACCTGCATAAGTAGGATATGATTTATTATACTGGATGTTATTCCATACTCCCGCCCTATATTCTTCCGGTATTAATTCTAGGGCCATATCAATAACCTTTACATCTTTTAGTAGGTCGCAACGTTTTATTACCATACTTGATACTTGATCCGATACTCCATTACCCCTAGGCATACCATCTGTATTTACTCCACTTATTTCTACTAGACTATTAACCTCTTCTTTCATCCTATCATAGTCCCTAATAGTCCATAGGGTCCTATTATAAGCACTTCTTGGTAATTTGTATTTATTCTTCTTAACTCTTTGATAATCTCTCACTTAGTCACCATCCTATACAAACATAACACATACATACTTTATCTATCTTCTATATTTGTCCCCCACCTCAAACTGCTTATACTCTTCCTTAGTAACGAATACAGTTGTCTGGCCGCCAAATATATCTCTTAACAGGAATGAATACTGTTCAGGGTATGCTTCCGGCTTTTTACTTTGCATTAACTTGCCATCTACTATCTCCTCATACTTTTCGTATTTAACTACACTAGGTGAATAATCTTTTTTGATTACTGTACCTATATAGGTTTTTGCTATATATTCAACCCTTATATATCCAACTAGACAGCCTAAGCCAAAAGAACATATTAAGGCTAATACATATATCTTTGACTTGTGTTTAAATAGTAGTTCCATCTTTATCCTCTTTCTATTTCCAGCTTTCTTAATAGCTTAATATCTTTTATATCTTGTTCATTAAAAGGCAATTCTTCATCATCCCCTGCATATGTATTACAATATTTTAATGCTAATTCGCAAGCTGTTAGGATAGTGTTATGTACAAATTCCTTATCTTCTGCTATTTTTGTTGTAATAACACTATCCCAGTCTGTACTCTCTATGATATCCATTAACTTGGCAATTTCCGGATCTTCGTAAGTACATATACAATATGTATGTGCGTCTTTTGAGTGATTATGACCTTTTCTCTTTAAATAATTTTCGGCTGCCTTTTGAGTCAAAAAGCAAAATTCATGTTTCCAACCTACTCTCATATTTACTATAACTATCTCATAGAAATTATCATTAAAAAACGATATTAATTCACCCACACATACACCTTTTATAATAATACCGCCTTCATTATTGTTATCTTTTGATATACTTGACTTGCGACCAAAATATGTAAATGTGATTACATCATTTTCAAAATTTAAATTTTCTATAACAAGTTCTTCTGTATAGTAGTCTGTTTCAAATTCTAAAGCTTTTAAAATGTCATATATATCCTTTAAGTCTAGATTGTTGCAGTTTTCAGAATCATATAAAAGATAATAATCCTCATGTCCTTCTTCTGTAACTGTATCATTTCTATCTTTTATAACCCACGTTCTAACATCAGCAGTCTCGCAATTATCTTGTGTATTTCTCTCTTTTTGTAATGCCTTTAGAAAATCTATATCATCCTTGCTTATTGCCCTTTTAACTTTTGTATCTTCGTGATACCTTAAATTCTCGTGAAAGTATGCCATTATTCCATCCCCTTTTTTTATTTAATAGATATTAACACGTTATCTTTATTTTTATATTCACTTAACTGCGACCATATCGCAGAAACTAGTCTTTCTGCAGATTCAACATCTTCATATTCACGCAATATGTAGTAATCTAGCCCCTTTATTGCTTTAACTCTTACTCCCTCATAATAAATAGAGTCTGGGTTAAATAATATATTTTCTTTATATCTAATAATCACATTCATATGTCCTATCTCCTATCTCCTTTAATATTTTGTACTAATTTATTTATCTATCTACTACAAATAGTAACTTATATTAGTTCTGTGCATGCCTTATAATTAAGGTATAACAAACATACATATACACAACTCAATTATCCACATATTGGCCGTTAAGTTTATCACTTTATTGTGCTAAATATCAATAATTATTGTTTTTTTAACATTCCCCATTGTTTTATTTAGTATGATTTTATATACTATACTTGAAAAACAATAAAAAATGTATCTATTTAACACTTGACCGGACTACTGCGGAGTAATCCGGTCTATTTTTGTCCTAAATCTCAACAAAGGTATATTCAGGATATTTATATTTGAATAACTTCCTCTTGATAATATAGGTTGGTTCTTTGCGTGTTATGGGTGATTTTACATCCTCTACATATACTTGCCCTGCCTTACTATATACAAAGTCGGCAAGGTACTTTATGGACCGTTCTGTACACCCTGTATTGTCCTTAAATGTTTCTTGTAGTACAAATGGTACCTGTAGTCTTAAATCGCTAATACAACCCGTACTAGCTAGCCTAGACAACTCTATATATCTATTACATTCTTTCTTGCTATCAAACTTTATCCCATTATAGATTACTTTTGTATTTTTATACTTATTCTCTTTTTTCCTTTTAGCTGGCATCTTGCCAGTTTTTTTTATCATTAGATTTTTATATTCTTCCTCCGACCATCTAATCATTAATTCCCCCTTTAAACCCTGTCTTTTTGACTAAAATTTATAGGCCTAGACACAATATCTCCTGTATTTATATCTCTTATACGAATAAGATTTCTATTTCTTGGAAAGGCTTCAATGTAACCATAGTTAGTCCTAAAATATACATTAAAGTCATTTGTATATAAATATGATCCGGTTATCCATTTAGCACCCGCCTCATTACTTTTAACTCGGTATTCCTTACCAACAGTTAATTCACTAAAATCCTTTAACATAGCGTTTCTTTGATTTCTTTTTATTAGCCATTTTCTTCTTTCATTGTTAATACCGAACTCTTTCTGCAGTTCTTCTTTTTTATCCAGTTCTACCTTTTGTTTCCTCATGTTGCATCTTCTTACGATAACTGCTGACCTACTTCTAATATTTCCAAACTTATTTAAAAACTTCTTATATAATTCATTTTGGTTATCATCTATATTATTTCTAATTAGTTCATCCTCTTCCTCGGTCCATACAAAAGCATTATTACTTCTATTGCCGAATACCTCCTGCAAATTGTGTTCTCTTATTAATCTAACTCTTTTTTCTTTTATAGCTTCATAAGACCTTGTATCCCCTACCTCTTTTTTAAACAGAGCAACAAGAGTATCTATATCATGATGAAGATTATTTAATACAAAGTCTAGTTCTTCTTTCTTCCAACGCTTACCAGTCAATGATATCATCCCTCTTTCTTTTATATATTTTTACGCTATTTCATAGTATTAACCAGCGTACCTAATAATATTGTCGCTAACATACCATCTATATTACGGTCTGTTTTTTTGCTATATAATGCGGAGTCCATAAAATCGCAAAACTTTTTAAATTCTTCTGTTTCCTTATGATTTATCATTAACTCTGATATGTGCCAACCATTTACAACGTATGTATATCCATTTCCAATGATTCTGTTTATTAATTTCTCTATTTTATAAGCATTGTTTTTTAACTCATCCATACAAGAATTGAAAGGTATTCCATCATACACTGCATCTACTTTTAAATCATTTCTTATAATAACCACATCTCCAACTTTATATTTAGATTTAATTTCTTCTTCTCCTGTAGGGCTATCAGCATCATCTTTAAATGGTTTTTTCGGCTTTTCTGTGCATTTTTCACTCTTTCCTGCTATTCCAGTACTACCATAACCATCATCACCCCTTACAGACGTTTCTAGCGTGTCAGACTCAATAAAATTGGCATGCTCTACCTTTGCTATTACCATCTGGGCTATCTTGTCCCCTATTTTTATCTTGTAATACTTGTCTGATACGTTTTGAATAATTACAGCAACCTCACCTCTAAACCCGCTATCTATAGTAGCAGGGCTGTTTGGTATTCTTAATGGTGTTTTAAGGCTGTTACCGGATGTTGGTCTAATCTGTACATCATATCCTACTGGTACGGCCATCTTAAAGCCTACCCCACATAATACAGTCTTAAATGGTGCTATTGAGTAGCCATCCGGATTCTTTATTTCCTCAAACTCACCCTTATTATTTAAAGCCTTTATATTGCTTATAAATAAGTCTGCCCCTGTATCCTCTATCCCATGTGCGTATTTTGGTAATATTGCGTTATCCCTAATCTTCTGTATCTTTATATCTAACATTTATTTGTCTCCTTCTCTGCAAATACATCCTTTTTCCATGTCATAATATACCTTTATTCCATACTTCCTATACAGCCTATTTTGTATGTCGGTTATTCTATTTGAGTCCTGTTCGGCACTCTTTAATAACTTTACTTGTTCAGTTAAAAACCTGTTTAACCTAGTCTTTCCCCATCCCATATCTGATAGTGCTTGTAGTGATAGAGATGTTAAGGCTAGAAATACCATGTCGAATTGTTCTATTGATTTTTCTTTTACAATACGATTTATATCTTCATCTGATATTAAACGCATATGCAACTCTTTAGGCTGCTTACCGTCTTTTACTTTCTTAACAAGCTTACTGCGTTGCTTAGCGTTTAGCGTTGGTTTAAAATTTAGTATTCTTTCCAGTATCTTGGCATTAGGTAGGTTCTTCCCCTGTTCCCATTGTCTTAACTGTGCCACCTTTACTTTTAATTGCTCTGCAAACTGGTCTTCGGATAGGGAATAAAATTCCCTAATCTTCCGTATATTGGCCCCAGTTGCTTTTTTATCAAATAAATTCACGTCATTATTGCCCCCTTTATATACGTTAATCCTTTTTATTAGTTGTTTAAAAATTCATCCATAGTCATTTGCATGCTTAATTGCTTAGGTTTTTTCTTTTCCTCGACTATTGCATTTGTATTTTCAACCATAACATTGTAATATGATTCTTTTAATTCAATGCTCACTGCTCTTCTTCCCATATCTAGGGCTACGTGGTTAGTACTTCCTATTCCGCCAAATGGATCAAGAACTATATCATTAGGGTTAGTCCACAATTCTATGCACCTAGCTATTAAATCAAGCTGTAATGGGCATATATGCCTTTCGTCCTTATCATCTCTTGCGTGTTGCCTGTTAAGGGTGTTAGACTGTCTTATGTCCATCCATACAGGACTGGCATATCTTCTCCATACTTGATGTGAATATACTGGAGTTGTGTTATATTTTACTTTCTTATCGTATAATTCTTGGTCTGGTTTAGGCCTTTCCCCTTTTATCCCATCTGGTTCATCCTCTCCAAAAAATCTATCAAGACCATCTTCATGAGTTATTTTTTCAGGATTTTCCCCTGGCTTCCTCATAGTAATTAAGTAGTCAGGTAGTCCATTCCTACACATTGAAGAATCCTTGCATAGTTGCTTGTGCATAAGCCCTAACGCTTTTGTCCTAGTAGCTTCTACTAATGGATCCTTCCAAACTACAACCCTACTATGATATATAAAGCCTGCTTCTGTAAATAACCTTATTAATTCACCTGGAAAGTCTTTAAGTCCTATTACTCCATCTCTTGATTTCATCATTGGTATATCCATGCAATGAAAACTTATTAATCTACCTGGCATTAATACCCTATACAACTCTTTTACCAGGTATTTAAAATGGTTGTAAAATTCTTCATCGTCTTTACTATTCCCCATATCCCTATCACTATTAGAATATGTATATAAACTTGCGAATGGTGGACTGAATATACTATAGTGGATACTATCATTAGGTATTCCCTTTAGCACTTCCACACTGTCACCATGATAGCAACTGTATAAGTCGCTTATGTTCTGATTTAATATCTTGTGTTCCATTTCATTTCCTCCCAGTTTGGCAACTTCATTGTTACACTTGGCTCGTATGCCGTCATTATTCTTGTTGTTCTCTCTAAATTCTTCTTAGTTACTTCCTTAGTTAATGCCAACATTTGCCTTTTCATATTTTCGGCATCTAATTCTTTTCTCTCTACATTTTCCTTTACGGCCCCTTCTTTAGCTGAAATGATTATATAGACATTTACTTCTTTATCCTGCCCAAATCTCCAACATCTTCTAACAGCCTGATAATATGCTTCGTAACTATCAGATAGCCCAACAAATATCATATTATGACATTGTTGCCAGTTCATTCCAAATCCTGCTATCTTAGGTTTAGTTACAAGGCACTTGATTTTTTCTTTTGAAAAATCTATCATTGTATCTATTTTATACTTAGGTTTATCCGACCCCTTAATTGCATATGATTCATCAATCATATTGTTTAATGTGTCTGATTCATCATTTAAATCACACCACACAAGCCACTGTTCATTTGATTGATTAACTAACTCACTTGCAACCTTACACCTTAATTCTAAGGAGTCTTTCCTAGCTTTTCTTCTTTGTGTTAAAGTCTGTTTTTCGGTTACAACCTTATCCCCATCAACTATTATTTGATGTATGTTTAGTTTTGGCAAATCAAATCCTGATATCTCATATCCTAGATTCTTAGGATTGTCTAGCACTACTGCCCAGCTACTCATCCATTCCCAAAATACTGCTTCTGCATGGCCCTTTAATCTCCATTTGGAAGTTTCTCCACTATCATGGATAAAATACATTGATAGCATTTCTGTTCTTGTCATAACTCCTAAAAACTCGCTATGATTTCCTAATTCCATGTAATCATTAGGTGATGGTGTGGCTGTACAAGCTAGCTTATAAGGTGTACTCCTAAATGTGTTTATAATGCTGTCTCTTATCTTACCTGTGAACGATTTCAAGATACTTGATTCATCTAATACTATGCCTATAAATCTATTACCTATAAATCTATCTAGCTTTTCATAGTTAGTGATATTAATGCCATCTATTACATCCTCTTGAGATTCGCATATATTAACCTTATATCCAAACTCTTGGCCTTCTTCCTTAGTCTGCCCCGTAACTGCCAATGGTGCCAATATTAACACTGACCCACCTACTCTATTAATAATCTGTTGTGCAAACTCTAACTGCATTAGTGTTTTACCAAGTCCGCAATCTGCGAATATTGCTGATCTACCTTTTTTTAAAGACCATCTCACAATGTCTTTTTGGTATTCGAACAAACTATTATTTAGTTGCTCTTTGTCTATATCAAATCCTGATTCCATTGATATGGATATTTTATTATCTATAAACTCTTTATAGCCCCCCATATTTTACCCCCTATTAGAATGGTACATCGTCATCATCTACCGCACTAAACTCGGCCGGTGCCTCATGCGGTGCTTGTTCGCCCTGTTCAACTTTTGACTTACTCTCTAGTGCTTGTATATTTCTACCTGCTACCTTTGTAAATGTCCTTTTTTCGCCATCCGGTGTTTCATACCTATCCACCCTGATAGATCCTTGAACACCTACTAGCCTTCCTTTAGTTATGTAGTTAGCTACAAACTCTGCAGGCTTACCCATAATCTCTACTGGTATGAAGTCTACAGGTGTAGAGCCATCCTTATTTTTATAATCTCTATTAATAGCCAATGTAAAAGTGGCTACTGGTGTACCTGACCCTGTAATATATCTAAGTTCAGGATCCTTAGTTAATCTTCCAACTAAAACAACATTATTCATCATTATTCTCCTTGGTTAATATCATAATCTTCCCACATACCTATTTGTATGATCTTATCTACTTCTTTACTATCTCTTCTCATATCATCCCATTGCTCCTCTGTGGCTTTTTCATCACAAACCCACTCGGATAGTAATATTTCTTTTGCATCACAATCTATATCCTCTATCCCTGTTAGCTTTATTTCTTGTAAAACTATATGAATTCCACATTCTATACCATCATAGTCTGCATATGCTTCTTCTATTTCTTCCTTAAAATCTGCCAGTTGCTGCAAGGCTTCTTCCTTGCTTGTATAGAATTGATTATTTAATGTTAAATTATCCTGCCAGTCTATTCTGGATTCTAACCTGTATATCTTATCTACTTTCATTTTGGTAATTCCTTTCTAACTATCTATCCTAATCTCTTAAAATCTCCGGCAATTCCCTATTGCAATTTTTATATACTTGTTTAATTTCGGAACAGATGCCCCTGCTATAACAATCTATTGGGATAGATATTAAATTTCTATCTTGATTAGTTAAAGAGGCTTCACTTAATATCCCTCTTTTTAGACTAGCTATTTCCTTTTCTAAGTGTTGTTTTTTTCTTAGCTTTTCATTTAGAGCAATTAATTTTAATTTAAACTTTACTTTTTTATATTTATCCATAATTTATACTCCTTTTGCAGTGGCTTGTGCAATATTTGCATATCCCACTATCACACTATTCAGTAACTCCAAACCAGTATTTCTTTAGTCTATCTTTTCCAATTTCTTCAATTAATTTTTCTGCTATTTCTTTTGTTTCAAAGCAAGGCACACCATAATTATATGCCGTATTATAACCAGCACAAATTGATATACTGTTGTAAAAATGTAAGCAGTAATTATCTCCATTATTCTTAAATGATCTACTATACTTCCTCATAATAGCCTCAACCTTTCTTCTCTCGGCTTCAAATTCAGCTTCTTCTTCTGTTAGAAATGCGTTCCCTAAACTTCTAATTCTTTCATCATAAAAGCTATCAAAGTAAGTTGTTTCAATTTCTCCGTCTTCAGTTATGTAATAATATTCTTCTATTCTATTTACAGTATCTAAATCCCATATCGTCTTAGGCTTCTGCTCTGCCTCTGCTTTTTTAACAATAAGCTCTTTTATATCTTCCCAGTTGTCATTTATTAATTTTCTTATATCGTTATTCATTTAATTAACCTCTCTTAAAATGGTATTCTCCTCATTTCCCAATCGGATGGTATATCAACCCCATCTAATCTTTTTTCTAAATCTTGTAGCATTTTTATATCTTTTAAGTCTTCTTTTTCTCTTTCTAAAGATAGTATTTTGCCATTTTGGTGTATTACACTTTCTAAATATTTAATAGCGTAACAGTATGCCTTTGCTTTAGTTTGTTTTAATAGTATATCTCTTGTCTCCATGAATATCGCCCCCCTATATTGTTTCTTTGGTTATCAACCGTTAGTTGACAGCCACTTCAATTTTGTAAAAACTTATTTATAAAGTACACTTGTCCCTTGCCTGTTACCTTAGTAGTCTTAGTTAGCCTTACTGATCCATCAGGATTTAAGTGGGTCCTTTCCTTAACCTCAAATAGTTCTAAGTCCATGGCCCTCTGCGTTGGCATATTATAACTTTCACCATTTCTACTTATTAGGTAGCCATTAGCCCTTAACCACTCAAATAATCTATTTTGGCCTATGTCATAGCCATTTTGTTTGATTAGCTTGGCTAAGTCCCCTATTAGTATTGTCTGACTGCTACTAGCCACGCTATCAGCAAATAATACCTTGGGTTGATTAGCTTGGTTGATAAGTTCTAGTTGTTCCCTTGCCTGTCTTTCTTCTTTTAGCTGTGTAGCCATCTTGATTAGTAAATCAGGATTATTTAAAAGCTCATCTGTGGCATACATTCCAGTCTTGCGTATATCCGGTAACACTTTACTAGTCACCCACTTTTTAAACTTCTTAGCCTTTTCTAGCTTGCTTCCCATGATTAGGCTATACATCCCTGACTCATTTATTAGCCATCCGCCTCTCTGCCCTAAACTCGATAACGAATCGTTATTGAGTTTGTCCTCAGGATCTACATGGTCTGTCAAGGCTTTACTTGGATTAGAATAACCTAATGCACAAGCTATGTCCTTACCCACAAAATAAGGCTCGTTATTTACTGTAACTGTCCTAATTAATCCAAATTCAAGGCTGTTAAATTGTCTGTAATTACCCATACTAAACAACTCCTTTTAGTTTTTCTTTTAATTGCTTAGCCATCCTACCTCCTACAATGTCTATAACTTCTCCACATACTCCACAAGTTACATAAATTAGATTTTTCTTTTGTTCTAATATATGTCCCTCTTTGTTTTCGCAGTATTTACACTTTCTTTTATATTTCATAACTAAACATCCCCTATAAATGTATCTTTTATTTTTGTCCCATTTTTGTATTAAATCGCCTTTGGCCGTTTCTTGTTGCACACACAACTGTATGGATATAGTTGTTAATTTCCTTATGTTCTCTGGCTGCCTTGCTGGCACGTTCCATTTTCTGCTTATATGTTGCATACCTATAGCAATTATCATGACAATATAACTCCCTATCCTTACACCTGTAACAAGGGTTTAATTTAGTGCTAAGTATCATATTTACCACTCCTCAACATCAAACATCTGCCAACCTTTTATCCTTGCTTTAAAGCCTGCACCAATCTCATCATTACCTATATAGTTTAAATCTTCATCTAACTCGTTTAGTACGAATTTAAGTGTATCTTGCAGCATACTAGGAGTTATTTTCGTTACGCTAGTTATGAATGTCTTATTGTCTTTTTTCAACTCCCACTCAAGGTTAAAACCTGCATTATCATCTATGCTATTTTCAAGATATTCTATGATCCAGTCTTTCCTGCTCAGTTCTTTTTTTCTCCATACTCCCTATCCCCTGTTACATATACTCAAATGTTCCAACACCAATTAATTTTACGTTAGCTGATAAATTTTCTGTTTCCTCGAATCTAAGCCTTTGCAAATCTTCACTTTTTATTGTGATTGTACACATATCATTTTTTATTTTAATTTTCTTTAATTTTCTTTCAGCAAAATGTGTATCTATATCAAATTCCTTTGACATCTTTTTCTCTGACATAAATAACAGGAAGTTTTTCCTTTTAAGGTCATTATGAATACAGTTTTTTGCAAATATTTCAAAATTAAACTCATTACCCTCTGTTAGGCTATAATGTAAGTCACTTATTATGTTTAAGCCCTCGTTTAAATCATTTATATAGTTAACTGAAACCCATCCTTTAACCAATTCTATTATTTTGTTTGTTAAGAACCTGCTATCTTCAACAACATTAGCTTTTAGAAATTCATTAATAAAGTCTGATTCAGCTTTCTTCCCCTTTCCAAAAGCACTATCTAGAGCTAGTACATCCCATGTATCATTCATCCCTGACAGTCCACAAGTAAAACCTAGGCTATATTTAGGCTTTTTAGGATGTGCCTTGTTGTTTATCGACAACTCAATAATTGGCTTTCCGTCATCATGTCTGATCTTGTTTGTAAATATCTGTGTATACTCTAGGCATATACCTGCAACATAATTCTTATCCTTGTGCTTATAGCTAACAACTAAAAAATCATTACTGTCTATGCTGTTGTTCTCACGACTTGTAGCGTGTAATAGTTCTGCTAATTTCTTAGAGTTATTGATGAAATCTTCATCGCTATATATCATATTTTCCGTACAATCCCTTAACTCGCTATTAGTAAAGTCTTGATATTTACATGTCCTTGTATATTTGCTGTTAATTAGTGACCTAACTAAGCTTTCTACCATGCCATTAACATCCTGATTAGTTCTAACTGGTAACTCGACATTGTTTAGTAATGCACCATCCATACTCTTATCCACTAAGTGAATTATTGCGTTTTTAACATACATTTTCTATTTTCCCCTTTGTTTTAATTTTTTATTTTTTCTTTCGCCAATGCTCTAACCTCTTATTTTTATCGGTTGATATTAGCGTATATTTTTGTGACATTTCCATTAGCCTGCTAACTATCCCTTCGTCAATCTTAATCATATCGCTGGGCAATAACTCTGATGTTATAATTACAGGCTTATCCATCAAATATCTAGCGTTGATAATTTCAAATAAGACTTTCTTATCTGCCTCTGTAGGCTCACCCTTAAATAAATCATCCATGAACAATATATCGGCCCTTTTAACGCTTTCTATGAGTTCCTGATATCCCTCTTTGTCTGTAATCATTTGTTTAATCAGAGTTATGAATTGCCTATAGTCTAGGTATTTAACAAAGACCCCGTCATGTATTAAGTTATTAGCTATTGCCATGCCTAAATGCGTCTTACCGCTTCCTACACGGCCTAATATCATAATACTTGCTCCCTCTTGATATGCCTTGGTTTTAACGTATTCAATACAGGTTTTCTTAACTCCCTCATTAGCCGGATTCTCTTCAAAGTTTGAAAAAGTCTTAGATCTAAATTTTTCGTAAATTCCTGAATACTTCAAGGCCCTTTCGTGATTATTTTTAGCCTTACAACTGCACTCAACCATAACTTCTTGGCCGTCAATAATCGTGGGTATATATTCTAAATCATTACACTTCTCGCACTTATAGGCCACTATCTCCGAAGTCGTACTCATCCCACTTGTCCTTTGTTTGGCTTGTAGTTGTTGCATTAGGCTTTGAATATCTGCTATTGCCATAATTAACACCATCCTTTAACTCATAAACAGACTGCCAGTTATTCAAAATGCTTTGTTCTAGGATTTTAATAACAAGTTCTTTATCGCCATTTGCTAGCTTGTCTAATTTGCCTAGTAATACCTTTGTGGCTCGCTCTGTGAGTGGCTTTTTAATGGCCTTACGCATTATTGCAAAGTCCCTGAAAGTATCCGTCAAACATTCGTCTTCCCCGTATTTTTCAACGACCAAAGACTCAAAAGCAAAAGTGCGTACTCTTCGCTCTGCACTAGGAGCGTTACAGCTATCGGCTGTATTTTCTTTACTTTGTTTTTCTTTACTTTTCTTTACTTTTCTTTTCTTTTCTTTTCTTTGTTGATTATTGTCTACATTAACTACATCTGAACTAGAGTTATTGTCTACATTAACTGGGTTATTGTCTACATTAACTACATCTAAACTAGAGTTATTGTCTACATTAACTAAGTTATATTTCGTAATTAGATTTACATCTTTTCGTCTTTCGGTCGCTGAAATAAATCTTTTTTGTATTCCTTTTGATGTTAAAACTCTATGTTTTTCATATAAGTTTTTATCAAAAAATTCTATTTCGATAAGTTTATTTATAATTTGATTTACTAGTTCTTCATCTTCTAATGTTTGTTCTGAAATTATAAAAGCAACATCATCATTTAGTAGTATGTAATATCCTTTATCACCATAAATCATACCTAGTAAGGCTACTACTACCCCTATTGATTTACTTCCGAAAGACCTTATTAATCTTCTAACTTTAATATCACTCATAAAGTCAGCATTTAAAGGGTAATAGTCTAACCCCTCTTTAACAGGTCTTGCCATTTCTACCCCCTCCCTCTAAAGGTGTTGTGCAGTATATAAATTTCATCCGCATAATAGCCAACATCTTCATCATTAAAACCTTTTCGATAACCATTGGCCACCTGCCATTTCAACTTATTTACTGCTAGTAATAATGCTTTGTCATAACTCATATATACACCCCTTTATAAATAAATTTCTAAGCCTTTCTTTGCTATATTAACCGGATGGCCTATAGCTTTTTCAACCTCACTTTTAAATAATTCTGCATCTGAATTAGCATTTGATAAATGTACTAATGTTAAAGTTTTTAGCCTGCTTAAATCACTAGCTTTTAAAAAATCTATACAATTCTGTAACTCAAAATGAGATTGAACAACCCTATTCCTTAAAAACATCTTATCTTCTAATGTTCTATCAATTATTTCTTTTGAGTAGTTACATTCAACTAAGATGTGATTAACATTTTTAAATCGATACTTAACATAGTAAGTATCAGTTATATATAAAATTGTCTCGCCTGTTGGTACGTGTTTTATTAGAAAACCTATATTTTCTACATCATGTTCTAACTCAAAGGCTAGTATATTAAAATTCCCTACTAAATACCGGCTATTTACCTTTACAACCTTACATCTATGATTTAGTACGTCTTTATGTTCAAATACGCTTGTGAGGGCATATACGTTGATTCCATTTTCAACCAATTCTTTAACCCCTTTGGAGTGGTCTAGAGATGCTGGTGCGTTATTAATGCACCAGCAACACTCCCTATGTTATAATTAATTCCTTTTAATATATCTTTGTATTTAAAGCCAGCATCCAAAATTAAAATGTCATCTTCTATATTTACTATGTAGCAGTTTCCTGAACTGCCACTTCCCAATACTTTAATTGTGTTCATTGCAAAACTCCCATTTATATCCACCTGCTTGATGTCTTATCTTTCCAGGTTTATATTCCTCTTTACTTGCTACTTGCTGTATATTTCTTAAACATACTCCTGTTGCTTCGCTTGCATATCGTGCATTTTGATAAACGGCGATAACGTCTCCTTTTAGATTTTTCTGAACTATCATTTTTCCTTTATGTATTTTTTTTAATCCTCTAAGAATACTTGGTTTATTGTGTATCGCATGCAAAATATTTTCTCTTGTTGTCACCCACTCTAAATTTTTATAATTATTGTTTTGTTTATTCATATCTTTGTGGTTTACCACATTAAGATTATTAGGATTTTCTAAAAAATGTTCCGCTACCAATCTATGTATACGATGTGTTTTTAGCTTTCCGTTTTTCGACAATCCAACACTTAAATACCAACCAGTTTTATCACTAGAACTAAGAATTCTATGTTTGTAACAACTATACACTCTCCCGTAATTACTTATCTTATAAAGTCCCTCATAACCACATACATCTTTCCATTTTTCCATATATTCTCCTTTTATCTTATTCATGGCTAAAATGGTACAATTGGATCTTCCACTTCTTCGAATCCATCAAACATCATTTGTCCGTCTGCAGGTTTTTCTTGTGCTGGCTTTTCTTCTTTGTTAGCAGTTGTTTTGTTTTCTTCCGGAGTTTCTTCTACTTCTTCAAAATCGGCATCTATAACCTCGCTATTAGCATTGTTGCTTATTTCTTCTTCTACAGCGTTATCTACATAATCCGGAGAGTTTTCATCATGCAATACTGACTGGTCTTTTATTATTGCTTCCTGCATTTTTACTGATAATGGGCCATATTTACTAATTAGCAGTTTTAAAACTGTCTTAAGTGCCATTGACTCAAAATCAACCGACCATCTACTAGTCTTTTTATTTTCCTTTAAATCATAAGCATAACTTGAAGAGTATTTCCTAGCATGGTCATCAACCTGCTTTTTAGTCATATATAAGACCTTTTCAAAACCATTTGTTAGTCTGAAATAGGCAGCATAGCCAATAACATTTTCATCCGTATACTCAATATCGCTTGTGTTTTCTGTGAATATTACCTCGCCTGTCAACCTGTTCTGTCTTTCTATCTCACCTTTGTATACTGGTATGGCATTTATTGTCTTGTATTGCCCTGACCTTAATGCAAGCTGTATATAGCCCTTATATCCCATTTGGAATTGTGCTTCTTTCTTTTTAACCCACTTACCATTGATTTTTTTATTGTTGTTATATGGCACTATGTAGGCAAAGCCTAAGTTTTGGTCTATTGGCAAGTCTAATGTTGCAGCAACGATTGAACTTGCTATAACTGTGTTTGGATCAGCATCCTTAAGGCTAGGAATATTTGAAATATTTATTATAGATGTTGAAAATGCTTCCGCCCTATCATTTAATAACTCCTGTATTCTTCTTTTGTAGCTGTCTTTTTTTAATAGAGTTTTTACGCTTTCTATCGCAGTTTCATTTTTATTTACTTTCTGTACCTGATTACTCATTGAATGTACCCCCTGAAATTTGTAATTCTTCTACATTGTCTGCCCTTAAATTGATAACCTGTGTATCAACATTTTCTAGCAGTATAATTGACTCCCTATTATCTATAAATATAGGTAGCTTTATTTTATGGTGCTTGCTAACTGTATTTATAATCGCTAATCCTGAATTAATCTTTTTAGCTGTGTTAAGGTCATTAAATGGAACACCATCTACCATTACCTGACAACACTCGTTTATTCCGCCATTAACCTGCGTTTCAAATAACTTAAAATCTACCCCATTGAAATGCTTGTTAATATTGCCCTCTAGGATATCAACCTTAGATTTAATAAATAGCTCGCATAACTCAATATCCCTTTCTATGCAGGCCAACTCTTTAACTAGGCCTTTTTCTTTTTCTTCAAGATCTGTTATTCTAGTTTTTATTTCATCATCAACCTTTGATTTACCAAGGTTTTCCAGCATAACCTCTAATTCTTTCTTATGTTCGCTAATTAAAGCCTTATACTTTTCCTTTTCCTCGTTGTTGCTGTTGTTCTTGGCTTTTTCTATTTCTTCATCAATAGCCTTTATGTTTTCTTCTAAGTTTTTAAGCTGTTCTAGTTCTTCACTAGTGTATATTGGCTTATCATCAAACTGATCTAGTTCATTCTGTAATTTCATAACGGCCATGCTAACCTTATTAACCTTTTTAAATTGTTCTGTTTTTAGGTCAATAACATCTTTTAGTACTGACTCACTATCTTCTATCTTCTTGGCTGTTTCTTTGCCCTTAGTAGTGATACTTTCCAACTTCTTGGCCCTATCACTATTGAATAACTCTAAGTATTTTTCTTTTTCTACCTCAAAATCTTCTAAAGGCTTGCCACAATAAGGGCAATTTTCCTTGATAGTGGATAAATCAGCCTTTGACTTATAAACTTCGCTATATTCATCAGCATACTTATCCTTGGCTATCTTTAAGGCTTTTAATTCATTTTCTAATGCCTTTTGTTTAGCCTCGTACTCATTCATAATGTCCCTTAATTCTCTTTCCTGGGCCTTACTTGTACTAATCTTTTCTCTTAGTTCATTCTTAACCTTGAAAGCCCTATCACTGGCAACTGATCTGATGTATCTTAATTTCGTATCTTCTACAGTACGCTTATCATGTAAAGCATTAATCTCATCAACATTGTTCTTAATCCCTGACGCTTTTTGTTCTAAAGATTCTATTTTGGCATTTTTAAGCCTAATTGCATCTTTTAGGTCATCCACGCTAACATTAGATAACATCCTTTGCTGTTCCGTTATCCTGATAGGTATTTCTTTCTTTTGGTCTGCAAGCTTCTTCATAGTAGCCTTTTTGCTTTTTAACAGGTTATCAACTCCCTTGTTAATAACTTCATCTTTTATAGGCTCTAACTCCGGCTTATAGGCTATAACATCTTCAATATCGACTTCCCCTGCTATGGACATTACTATATCTCTAGCATCCTTCCACTTTATTTGTGTACTAAAGTACAATGGATTAGTTAATAGCTTAAATAAATCCTCACTAGTGAATTTATCTTCTATTAACTTTTTGTAGTCATTCTTCTTGTAAGGTACATCATCAACCTCGTATAAGGTTTCATTGCCTGTAAATGTTTCTTCTGATGTACCTCTCTTTGTTGTCCATTTTTCCTTGTATGTTTTCTTTAGTATTAGCAGGACCCCATCAATTTCAAACTCACCACAAACCTCTACATCAACCCTTATAGGCATGTTATTCTTGTCTAGTGGCTTAATGCTAAAGTCTGTTCTATTGTCGCTATCCTTGTCAAACAACAGCCATGTAAATGCGTCAAATACTGTTGTTTTACCACTAGCATTATCACCAGTGATATAAGTTTCCTTGCCCTCAAAACTAATATCTAGGCTTTTAATTCCCTTGAAATTATTAATTTTGAGCCTTTTTAACGTGATTTCTTTCATTTCCTATTCTCCTTTTTGAAAATATATGTTATAATTATTACAACCTTATTTGAAAGCTCGTAAGAGCGTTATAATTATTTATACGCTTGGTTTAGTGATGTTCCCCTTGCGTATGCTGTACGGAATTTAGTTTAACTAGATTCCGTATTTTTTTATTATTTTTTTTAATTCAACCAATTTGGCTACAGTTAAATAGCCTTGAAATCTATTGTTTTTCCTAGACCATTTAATCTTAATGGCCCTCAATTCTTTGACTATTTCCTGATTGTTCTTTACTATGTTTTTCTTATCATATAGATATAGTAGGTTATGTTCTATGTCTATCTCTGTAATGGTTCCATTGTTAAGATGTATCTTCTTAGCCTGCGACCAAACGAATTTTAAATCGTTTATCCTTTTTTCGGCCCTGTATATCCTACTTCTTAAGTTTTCTATTTCCTGTTGGCTGTATGGCTTGTCCCTGCCATCCTGCCTAGCCCTTTTATTAGTTAAGGACTTGAATACTATTTCATCATTCAAGTACTTTATATAGGCCTCTAGCTTGTCTACAGCATAAATATCTGAATACTTGGTATCTCCAACCTCGGAAATACCTGTCCTTATTTGTGTTAATAAGGTATTTAATTCCTGTTTATCTATAGACGCTTGCGAAACTTCCATCAGGCAATACCACCTTTCTGATAGTTTTATCGAAATTATGCTTTTCTCCGACTCTTAGCGTGTCTGCCCTGCCTTTCTTATTAATAAATGGCAGGTCCCAAGGTAGCGGATCATATTCCGTATCTAAGCTATGAATTTCTTCTAACTTAGTAAACTCATTAACCTCTGCCCTCTGTATCCTATATTCAAGTTCTTCTCTTCTCATTTTTTATCTCCCTTATTTAATTAAAAACATTCATTTGCTTTTAGACTGTAATAACCCATATCACTAACTATCACATGGTCTAACACTTCTATTCCAAGCAAATCACCTGCACTAACTAAAGCCTTCGTTAGTATTATATCTGCCCCAGATGGTGTTGTATCTCCGCTTGGATGATTATGTGAAAATATAACACTTGTAGCATTAACCATTAAGGCACGTTTATATACCTCTTTGGATTTTACTGTCGCACCATTAGTGCCACCTTGTGAAATAAGAAATATTCCACAAACATTACCTTTACTATCAAGGCATATAGTCCAAAATTGCTCTATATCCTTTTCAACTACTTTTAATGCTTTCATCAGTTCAAATACATCATCTGATTTAGTGATTTTCGTTGCCTCATATTCTATTGCTTGTTCTTTTACTAACTCTAAAAAAGTCCCCTTATTTGTCCTTACTTGTTTCGTGCTGTAATAATACATTTTTAAACCCCTTATTTAAAATATTTCTGCCCTTATTCTCTGTATTTCTTCAAGGTTGATAGTTCCACCAAAAAAGCTTAAGTTTGGCCTTGTTCTTTCAACCTCACTACATAGGGTCTCTAAATCACTAATTCCAAAATTAGCCCTCAAATCTTCCCATGCTCGATTTTCTCTTTCAATTTCTTCTTTCGTCTTGCGTTTCATATCTTAACCCCTTTCACCTCTACAGTATTTAACTGTGAAGCAGGCCTTTTGCAATTCGGCAATTTGTTCTAAAATGAAACTCCAGTTATTTAGTTCGTTTTCGTCTATTTTGTTATCATAGGCGATTCTTAATATGGTGTTTCTATTTTCGTCTATGTCATCCATGTTTTTTAGTAACATAATGACGGCCTGACTTAGTGACCTAACCTCTACATCCGGTAACTCCCTTGCTGTAGCCTTTAACCTTAAATGCTTATAGCAAAGTATTGGATGTTGGTATAGTTCCGACATAGCGAATACTATATCATCAGGTACTTTTCTTCGGCCTTGTTCATACGAGGCTATCGTTTCGGTAGCTATATTTAAGTATTCGGCCGCCCTTTCTTGTGTTAGCCCTGATACTTCCCTTGCCACCTGGTAAATAGATTTTTCTTTCATGATGTTCTCCTATTATTATTAGAAAATAAATTTTCAATGTTATATATTCCTTGTGCTATAATTAATCTAAGGTATTGCCGTACCTAATAATTTATAGAAAGGAGTGTTATTATGTATGCTTCTAACGAAAAGATAGCACACGACTTAGCTGTTGCAATCGTTGCTCAAAAATGCATCAATTCTAATCCAACAGAAATAGCATATGAGTATAATGACTGCTACAATGATTTACTAGATTCTCTTAAAGATTTAAAATTAGACTATCTAGAAAATCAGGACATTATTCATCCGTAAAAGGATAAAAACCTCTCCAGTTATGTTCTAACGACTGTTGAATAATTTTAATTTGGACCTCTTCATCACTAGATAATTTATTTAGTTTTCTGAGGTTCATTTTTCTTCTTTGTTCTCCTATTACTTTCATTTTTCTACAATGCTCTTCAAAAAGTTGTTCTTTTTTATTTATATGTTTTTTATTCATATCATTTCTCCTTATTTCTTTCAAGTTCCTTGATTCTTTTATCAAGGTTCTTTTGTTCTAACTCTAATTTATTTAAGTCTCGTTTCAACTCCGAAATACTAGCCAACAACCTAGTTCCAAATATTGAAACTATCGATATAATTACTAATAAACAAATTTCTGATGTTGTGTATGCCAATATTATCAGCCTCCTTTTAATTACGCTTGTCTTATGTCATTAAAAGGCTGTTTAAAACTTTTTGCCCCGTACGAACATAATACAAAGCTCCAATATATTCAGATGTTGTGTCTTGGCTTATTTGTTCGTCACACATCTGACCAAACCAAGTTTCAGCATCATCACAGTATGGATTATCATAAAACCCTTTTACTTCTTCCCATGCTTCATCCTGGATTTTCTTTATAAAGTTTCCAAGTTCATTACTTACCTTTTTAGCTTCTTTAAATACTCTTGCAAATTTCATGTGATGTTCTCCCTTCGGTGTACGAATTGTTTTTATAAACTCGTACTAATTACTACTTTAAAAATATACTTTTATGTTTTATAA